CTCTTTAGATGCTGCATGAGCATATGCATGCATGGCATCCGTTATCTCTATCTTAACTATCATTATAAGCTAGTGGGTCTGAGACCAGTTCAAACCGATCTTGAACTCGCTGTCTAGTGGGCATCGTACTTTCAAGTCCTTTTCTGTCTGTTTCATTGCCAGCTTAGTTAGTTCTCCGAATCTTTCAGCATGATCTTTTAGAACTTCATGCTGATATTCGTCGTGAATACTGGCAACCAGCTCAGCGCCAAGCCTGTGTTCTTTTACCAAAGACCTTATGTTCACAAGCCATTGCTTACAGATTACAGCACCAGCACCTTGAAGCAGAAGATTAAGAGCAGCATGTTCGCTTCGCACTATAAGTCTTCTACCGTCAAGCCCGATAAGATATCCTCTTTTAGCTGCGATGTCAACTCTTTTTCTTAGGTCCAACAAAGAAGGTACGTTAGAAAGAAAGTTGTCTATCAGACGCTGACCATCCTTTGCTGTTCCTTCTACAATACTACCAATCTTAGATGCACCTGCACCGTAGATAAAGGCGTAGATAAAAGTCTTTGCTTGATCGCGTGTAGCCAGACCGGCAGCTTTTTGATTTGCAGTGTGAATGTCTCCTTCTACAACTTCTCTTGTGAATCTGTCGTCATTAAGATAGTGAGCAAGGCACCTCAGTTCAAGCGAAGAAGCATCGCAACCGACAAGAACATTAACAGGGCTAGAGACGGTCCAACACTCCCTGCATTCCTTACCATAAGGAGAATAACCGGCTGGAACCTGCGCCATGTTAGGAGACGTATGCGCCATTCTTCCAGAAATAGTTCTAAGCGTGAGTACTCTACCATGTACCTTATCCTTGTCGTCTGCTGCATCAAGCCATGATTGAACTTGTGTAATACGCTTCTCTAGAAGAAGGTACTCTGCAATCTGTTTAGCTTCCGGTATGTCAACGGAAGACAGAACGGACTCGTCAACTATTGCATGTCCTTTCTCTGTAAACTTCTCCGGCTTCCATCCTCTTAACATTAGCTGACGAACAATCTGCTGACGAGAGGCGAGATTAAATTCTGGATACTCGATTACAGTGTGCGGACCTGCAAGTACTGCAAGGTTTCCTTCTAGATGATTAAGACCTACCGTCGATAGTGTCCCGTCTTTCTTATACTTTGGTGTAACCTCTCTTTTCGCAATCGGGAGGGGGCTAAAACTATTCTTAACTTGAGACTCAATATCCATACTCTTATCTTTAAGTCTTGCAATAAGAGCCATCGCTTTAGAGACATCCAAAGTAAAGCCATGCTTTTCCTGTTCGTTGATAATCTTTCTGATCCTGTATTCAAGATCAATAGCCCTACGATCAATCTTCTCTACTTCCTTTTGAAGATGGATGTAGACTCTGTGCGTTACTTCTACGTCTCTTCTACAGTACACCATCATCTCTTCTGAGTACTGTGAGAAGTCTGAGAACGGAAGCTTGTTGTAGCCTAGCGTCTCTCCCCACGCTTCAAGAGAGTGTCCGCCGTCTCTGATTGGATTGATTAGTTGAGATAGAACAAGAGTGTCTTCTATCTTTTCAAGAGGAATATCAATACCTAGCAGCTTAGTCAGCACTGGTGCATCGAACGAGATACCGTTGTGCATGATGTACGTGTCGATGTCTTTGGAAAAGAGAGGAAAGTCTCTGTAGACCTCCTCTTCCTTCCATTCATAACGCTGACCTGTTACTACATCCTTAGCTGCTATGCAGTGTATAACGCTTGCGTCGATAGCATTCGTTTCGATGTCAAGTATCAGCTTCATGGACTCTAATCTCTTCTTAGAGGGTTTTATTAAAAGGGTGCTGCGTTAGGGTCTGTTCTGCTGTGGCTGTTACCGTCTAGATCGTCGCCCAACTGATTGACTTCGTGCAACCTACCAGTTTCCTTGTTAAAGAACAAGTGGCAAGCTACTCCAGTTTCGCCTGCATACCTGTTCTTTAGCACTCGAATGGTTGTAGTGTTGGCAATGTTAGGATCGTCTGACTGCTGATCCCGTTCCATTGCAACTACAGCGTCGGATAGCTGTGCGATAGACTGGCTTCCTCTGAGATGCGAGAGGCTTACTTCCTTACCGTCTTCGTGTCCATTGTCTCCACTGGCGCGACGAAGATGGCTTACTAGAAGCAATGCACAGTTGGTTTCTTCTACTAGTGAACGAAGCTTGGTCATCAGAATGTCGATGTTACGTCTCTCGTCCATTCCTTCAAGTCCAGATACCAGAATGGAAAGGTGATCTAGAAAGACCCACTTGCAATCCAGCACCTTTACCATGTACCGAATGCGAGCAAGAATTTCTTCTGTAGACATAGACCCGAAATGATCGAAAGCAAAGAACCTTCCAGTACCTACAGTGTTTTCTTGCCAACGTACAAGATCGTCCTTAGGATAACGCTCGCGTTCTTCTCTGATGTACAAGCGGGCATTAGCTTCTACTGACATCAGATGAAAGATGGTTGAACGAACATTTTCTTCCAACGAAATGACACCGATATTCTCGTCCGTATTTTTGAGAATGTGGTGCATAAGTTCACGCATTACGCTGGACTTACCTGTCCCAGTACCTGCCGTAAAGGTTACAAGTTCTCCAGTACGAATACCGTACAGCTTGTCGTTCAAGCCTTCGAACGGATAGAGACAAGTCTGCTGTAGACCTTCTTCGTAAAGAGTATCGCCGTAATCCTTTAGGTTGATAATGCCCGCCGGTGTATAAGTACGAGCGGCCCACCAAGCTTTAGTAAACTCTTCACGCCTGTTCTTCATAAGGTACTCATTGGCATCCTTATGTTCAAGGTGAACGATCTTGCACTTGTTGGGTTCGAACAGTTCAGCAACCTTAGTGGATGCTGCCTTACCTGCTTCGTCGTTATCGAAACAGATAATGATGTTATCGAACGAATTGAGAAAGTCGTAGCTTCCCTTACAGCTACGAACAGCACTCCCCGCGCCATCCTTTACAGAGACTACAGGCCACTTGTTGCCAAGCATTTCAGATGCTGACAGCGCATCCAGTTCGCCTTCTGTAATGGTGACGTACTTGCCGTTGGGCTGACAAGTGTTCTCTCCAAACAAAGTAGATGGAGCAGCAGGTTCCCAACTGAAAGTCTTATCTGCTACATACCTGATCTTGTTTGCTGCGTGAACACCGTTCTTGTCGTAGTAGGGATATACGTGCTGAATGACCTTGCCATCAGCATCCTTTACTATACGAACACCGTACTTCTCACAGGTAGCTTGTGCGATATTCCTATCTTTGATTTCAGAAATAAAGCCTTTGATCTGAGGCTTTCTAGCTATAGGATTGCTAGGCGTAGGAATCATTCTAGTTGGGCTGGTCATTTCATCTCCTTGCAACCAGTGTCTAGTTTTACAGACATAACAGTATGAGTGGTTGTCGTCGTAGTAAACTCTGCCGTCGCTGGAACCGCAATCGTCGCACGGTCCGCGCCACACTTCCTTACTTTTCTTCTCGTAGTCTTCCTCTTGCCACGCCATTAGAGACAATCCTTAGAGTTGCTATTAGGGCACCGTCAGCAGGATTCTTTACCAGAATGGAACCGTTGTCGCCCTTCTCTGTAACATAACCTACAGTCTCCGTAAAGACCTTTCTTTCGTGCATTATCTTGTGAATCTCTTCCTCCGATTCGCTTTCTTCAATAAAGGTTACTACGTTACCCTTGATACATTCAATGAAGTACATTTGTTCTTAATTCCAATCGTCGTTGGAGTCAAGAATATCTTTGACAAAGCGAGCATCCTGTCCAACCATATCTTCGGTTTCTTCTGCTGCAAGTTTCTTTGCATCTTTGTGAGAGTAGCCCTCTTCAAGATACTGCCGTAGAAGTTCCTTGTAGATTACCTTTCTATCTTTTTCCCACAGATTACGCATTTGTCACTGGATTCTCAATCTCGTTGTCGCAGTCAGGGCAGATCACAGTCTCCCAATTGAAGTGGTACATAGCATGACAACCACCGCAATGAGGACATTCAAGAACTCCTACTATGTCTTCGTACTCTTGCCCATCTTCTTCTTGCTCAGAGGAAAAGACGATATCGGCGTGAAAGTCTATGTCATACTCTTGAATTTCATTCAGGCTTTCAATGAACTCGTTGTACTCTTGAACATCGTCTGGGTTGTGTGGATTGTATCCTAACTCTACCATCTCGTACTGACAAAGCTGCTTGTAGCTGATCTTACCAGCGCGAAACATCTCCATTACTTTATCGTTAAACGATACGATCTTGCCGCTGCCGTTGCCGTCGCTGCTGTCC